TGGAAATTAATTATGGCTAAAATGGTCGCATGGAAGACCGAGGGTTATGTGGAATCAAAACCCAAGAAAACCCGTCAAGGGAAAGGCAAGCACACTAAATATGCTTCTTCTTCCCGTAACAAGGCTCCAAAAAGAAGTAGAGGTCAGGGCTGATGTACTACCAAGAGGCAAATCATTCTTGTTGCCCATCACGAGGTAAGTTAGTTCATTTAAAAATACAAGCTGCTATACGTGAGCATGGTAAGTTAAATGACATAGCTTACCTGGGTTATGAAATTGAGTGCGGTGAGCACATGTATAATATTGGTGGTCATATAGTCAAAGCATCAGAAATAGAAGAATTTGAGCAGGTACCAGAATAATGGGATTAGCACTAGCATTAAAAGAAGGGACTAAGAAGTCCCATTCAGCAGCAGAAAACACTAAATTCGTTGCTGGATTCCTAAAAGGGGTTTTAGACCCTGAGCAGTATCGTCAATTGCTGACTAATTTCTATTATGTCTATCAGACGATGGAGAATCAAATTAGAGACTCCAAAGACCCTTTAGTGCAAAAGATATGCTATCCTGAATTGGAGCGTGTTAATGGACTGGAGAGAGACCTTAGATACTACTATGGTCCTCAATGGAGGTCTTTACAAATACCTTCTGAGGCAGCAAACACATATTGTTATAGAATTAACGAAGTTGCGAATGATAATCCATATTTACTAATAGCACATCACTATACCAGGTATATCGGTGATTTGTCTGGAGGACAGATTTTAAGAGGAATTGCTGAAAAAGCACTAGATCCACCTAGAGGTGAGGGTTTACACTTTTATGACTTTGAAAAAGTCAGTGATACCAAGGGTTTTAAGGCATCTTATAGAGAGACTTTAGATTCACTTGGTTTAGATGAATCTCAGACCAACGCATTGATTGCAGAGGCAAATTATGCATTTAGGTTGAATATGTACATATTTGACGAAATTCAAGGGTCTGCGACTAAAGGTTTACTGAAAACACTATTTGGATTTATTAAAAATGTCGGAAGAGTTTAACCGCATTGCTAACGCACTTGAAAGGATTGCAAATTCTTTAGAGCATTTGCATATTGAACAAATAGATCATGCTCATATTGATGATATTGGTGAAATTCATGGAGATGTAACCACTCATCCTAAACCTTTTTAGAAAACTCCGATAAATAATAAGAGTTACATTATGATTAGTGACCTATAGAGCACTTCCTGAAGGATTATTTGTTTCAGATAGTCTAATAGCAGGACAAGGAATATTCACAAGATATGAATTGTCCCAAGGCAAAGAGCTTGGTATGTCACATTACCTTGAAAACGACGAGATATACAGAACACCGTTAGGTGGGTTTATTAACCATAGCAATAATCCTAACTGTGAGAAGTATAAAGTCGGAAACAAATATTATGTTAAGACTATTAAGTCTATAGGTCCTAATGAGGAACTATTTTTGAGGTATACTTTCTATGAAGTCTAATGGCACTCAAACCGATTACTGGTAAGGATTTTGCGAAATCAAGGAGTTTTAAGGATGTTCCTGTCGGTTTTACGAAGAACCCATTTACGAAAGATATTACTTCAGTTAAAAATGATTCAGCAATAAAGCAATCAGTTAGAAATATAATACTAACAGCACCTGGAGAGAAACCATTTCAACCAAATTTTGGATCTAGAGTCTCAACACTATTGTTTGAGCCTTTGGATCCCTTTTTAATTGATACGATCCAGAGTGAGATACTAAATACATTAACGCAACACGAGCCACGTATTCAAATTACTAGACTTGAATGCAAACCTGATTATGATGACAACTCTATAACAGTTGACCTAGAATACCAAATAATTGGTCTTCCAGTGATTGAGAATATTTCCCTAGTCTTACAGAGACCATAATGCAACCGAATAATTTAACAGCATTAGATTTTGCAGATATCAAGTCCTCAATTAAGGCATATCTGCGAACTCGTAGTGAATTTTCAGATTACGACTTTGAAGGGTCGGGTTTATCGTATCTTATTGATACTCTTTCTTATAACACTTATTATAGTGCATTCATGGCGAATATGTCAATGAATGAGGCATTTATAGCATCATCTACTGTAAGAGATAATATTGTCAATATTGCGAAACTATTAAACTATACACCCAATTCCGTTGTTGCTGCTAAGGCATACTTAGAATTAGAGATACAAACTGAGCAAACTGCTGGTGCTTGGCCTGCTTCAGTTTCCCTAGCAAAGGGATCTGTTGCAACTGGTGGTAACTATACCTGGAATAGACTAGAGCCATTCACTGCTGAGGTTGATCAGACGACAGGAATTGCAACATTAAAGTGTGTGCTTATACAAGAAGGTAGTATTATCAACTATGCGTATACTGTTAACACATTTGCAAAACAGAATTATGTGGTACCCACTGCTGATGCGGACATTGCCACTCTAAAAGTTAGTATTAGAGCAAACGAGAGTAGCACTAGCTCCGATGTTTATAATAAAGTGGAGAATGTTACCAACGTAACAGCAACTGATAGAATTTACTTCTTATCCGAAACGGAAGATATGAGGTATGAGTTGACCTTTGGTGATGATGTAGTAGGTAGAAAACTAGGTGATGGTGAGGTTATTGACCTTGAATACCTAGTAACAGCAGGAAAAGATGCAAATGACATAACAGACTTTGCGTTTATTGGCGTACTTACTGATAGTAACGGTTCAAACTACTCCGCTTCTGACGTAACTGTAACTGTTAAGAATACATCCTACGGAGGTTCTGACGAGGAAAGCGTTGAATCTATCAAATATAACGCACCAAGATACTATTCTGCTCAATACCGTGCGGTTACTTCAAAAGATTATGAAGTTATCATGCAGAAGATTTACGACAACGTGTCAAGTGTTGTTGCTTACGGTGGAGATGAATTATACCCACCAGTATACGGAAAGGTTTACATTGCAGTAAAAACTAAGACGGGATCAAAATTAAATGATGCTACGAAGATAAACTTGTCTAAGCAATTAAGAGCTTATGCAATGGCATCTATTGAACCTGTTGTAACAGACGCTGAGAGCATTTACGTCTATCCTAAAGTCTTTATTACTTACGACCCTGCTTGCTCCGCTAGAAGTGTCTCTGCTATTGAATCAAATGCTCAGGGTGCTATCAATGATTGGGCAGTTGCTTCTAAAGTTAACAACTTTAACAGTTCATTCAGTCTTGCGAAATTCCAAAAAGCAATTACACTTGCAGATAAGTGTATTGCGGATGTTTCGACTCAAGTATCACTTGTAAAATACATTACACCAAAAACAGCAGAAACTAATACTTACTGTATATCTACTGGTGCTCCTATCTACGATAGTGCTCCAGGTAAGACTTCTAACGCAGATGGTTGTGTTAAGGAGCCAGTTGTTGTTTCTGGTAGGTTTAGACTAGCAGATCGTCCTACTGTAGACCAGTATTTTGAAGATGATGGATTTGGTAGCTTAAGGACATATTATAATAGTGGTAACAGAAAGGTTATTACTAATCAATCTGCTGGCACAATTAATTACAGTACTGGCGATATATGCTTTGGACCTGCAAATATAACAGGTGCATCAGGTAAAAACCTATCAGTTTTAGCAGGTACTGCTGTTGATACTGATGCTGACGGTATATTTGAGGGTGGAACAGTGGATACATCTGCTAGTGCCCTTGGAAACTTAGGAGATTTGAATATTCCTGTGCAAATCATACCTTCAAACGCATCTCAGATACCTACCCCAAGTCCTGATACAATTATTGGAGTTATTAACCCAACTATTGATATTGGAGCAATTGGATCAACTCCACCTACCAGTATCCCACTAAATAGTCTTACGCCAACTATTTTTGAATCTTCGAGTACACCATTGACTCTGAATCCTATTATTATTACCAACTCTGGCAGCACAACTACACAATCTTGTTTCTAAGGTATAATGACGACAAGTAGTAAGGTATCGCAAGCGATAGCAAGACAGACCCCTCAGTTCATTTCTGATGGGTACCCACTCTTCGACAAGTTTTTAGAGTATTATTACAAATCACAAGAGAAGACGGGTTTTGGTCAGAATATATTAAATAACTTCCTTCAATATCTTGATATTGATAAATTGGATGTTAGTATCTTAGGTGGTGCAACAAAGGTTGTTGAAGCAGCAGATTTAGACGATACGGATATAATTGTAGAGAACGTAGATAATTTCTTAGATAATAACGGTAGTGTAATGATAGGAGATGAAATCATCTTCTATGAGAAGGCAGTTGCTTCTCCAAGTATTGCACTTTCACCAGGTATTTCATATGAGCAAGTAAAACTTAAGTGGATTACCCTTGCTAATATCATCCAAAGCTTTGATGGTAATACCAAGAGGTTTGCTCTAACATCCCAAGATGCTCCTGTAGCACCTCCTAGTGCTCAACACCTAATAGTAAAGGTATATGGTGAAGTACAGGTTCCAGGCGTAGATTACACTATAGATGGCACTAATGTTGTATTCAGTGTTGCACCAAGGACTAGACTTGCATCAGATGATACAACAGCAACATCTATCACATATCTCAATGGTTTTATTGAGAATAGTATTGTAGCATTAGATAACATTTCATCTTCTTTTGGAGATGGTAAGAAGACTTTCCAAACTACAGTTGCAAACTTAGCATATTCACCGATTGTAGACGAATATGTGCTTGCAATTTATGATAATAGACTTTTAGTACCAAAATCAGATTTTACCTTTGATGGCACTTATATTACTCTAGGATTTACTCCTATTGCTGGTAGAAGATTAGATTTATTCTCAATTGAGGCACCAATACCTGATTTTGGTACTGCTGCTGTTGGTTTTGCTCGTGTTGATGCATTAGGCAATTTAAGCTCAGTTGAAGTTAATAATAGTGGTAAAAATTATAGATTTGAGTATCCACCTAAAGTTACTATCAAATCTGAAGTAGGTAGTGATGCTTCTGTGAAACCATTGATTAATGGTGTTAAGTCTGTTTCACTACTAACAGGTGGTGCTGGATATTCTACAACTAACCCTCCTGTTGTACAGATACAGACACCAACTAAAGAAGGTAGTACTGCAGCCACTGTTACTGCTACTGTTACTGATGGTGCTGTTACTGGTCTTGCTGTCACCAGCAGTGGGTCAGGATATACCTTTACTCCAAGATTAACCTTTGTTCAACCTGGTGGAGCTACATTAGGCACTCCTACCATTACTTCTGGATCCTTTGCTGCTGCTCCGACTATTACTGCTCAGGGATTTGGATATACTACACCACCAGCCATCTATGTTGATGAGCCTACTGGTACAAACCCAATTAAAGCATCATTCCAGACTGTATTAACAAATGGAAAGGTTACAAGCATAACTGTCTTAAATGCTGGTCAAGGATACACATCTGTACCTAGAGTTGCAGTTATTGACCCAGTTGGTGCTCAAGTATTAACCACAACGGTTGATGGTGATGGAAGAATCACTGATATCGAATTATTGAGTGGTGGCGGTGGATATGAAGATATTCCATCTGTTTATATTGTTGATGAGAGGACTTCAAACCCAGGAACTGGTGCTACTGCTACTGCTTCCATCTTTAACGGATCAATTACTGATATTAATATAACTGCTTTTGGATCTGGTTATTCTGCTGCTGCACCTCCTACTATTTTCATTCAACCACCTCCACATGCTTCTGCATCTGTAGATATTGGTTTAGGTGAGGTAACTGGATTTAATGTAATCCAATCTGGTAAGAATTACGAGAAGTGTCGTCTTACTGGATGTGCTAGAGCTGCTAGTGGTATTAAGGAATATACTGAAGAAGGTAATGCAGTATTCTCTGGTGACACTCTTGCTGCTGCACATGCTGTAGATTCTTCAGTTAAGTGTCTTGATGCACTATTTGTTAAGAGATTGCTTGATAAGTATACAGAGCAATTCCTTCCTGATGTTCCTCAGTTGGATTATGACAGTATTGATGTAAGAAGTGCTATTAAGAATATTAAGACCTTCTATTCAACAAAAGGCACATCATTTAGTGTTGCTTACCTCTTTAAGTTACTATATGGTGAAAATGTAAGTATTTCATATCCAAAAGACCAAATTACTAAGCCATCTGCTGCTACTTGGTCTATTAACACAATTCTGCGTGCTACACTTGTTTCAGGTAAGCCATCAGACATTCAAGATGCTTTAATTCAACAGGTTGCTGATATTGCAGACCCTAATATTAAAGCAGCATCTGCATTGGTTGAAAACTATATTTCAATTAAAACTTCTGACCTAGAGATATTTGAATTAGTCCTATCAGAAGAAACTATTCAAGGCACATTTATTGTACCTTACAAAACAAAACTCGCTGAGCCTCTTACTGCTACCAGTGACATTATAACTGTTGACTCTACTATCGGTTGGCCAGAAAGAAACGGTGAAATCGTTATTGGTGGATTAGAGACTGTAAGATATAAAGAAAAATCATTAAACCAGTTTATTGAGTGTACTAGAGCATCAAATGCACAAATTTGGGACTCTGCTACAGAAGTTAAGTCTAATTTCGTAGTTTACCTCAATAAAGGCACATTACAAGAAGTTGTGATGAATGTGGTTGGTATCGTTGATGCTAATCAAACTACATTGACTGATACAGGTTCTTACTACCTACCAGGAGACAAATTAACCGTTTCTAAGTTGGGAGGCACATCTATTACTCCTCAACTTACAACTTGGTTGTATAACGTTAAAAAACTCATTAATGTAACTAGCATTGCTTATGGTGGTGTTAATAACCAGTCTGCTACAGTTACTTGTGCTAACCCTCATGGATTATTGGTTGGAGACCAAGTTACAATCTATGGTGCAAACCCAATTCTTTATAACGGAAGTTTCCTAGTCACATCAAGGGATTCTACAACTGTATTCCAATATCAATTACCTCAACCAGCACAAGTTGTGCCACAGGGTAATATTCTAATTTCAGTTGACCTTAACAAAGGTAAGTCAACTAATAGTGCAATTGGTAATGCTATTGGACCTTATACTACTAACGTCCAGAATACATTTTTCAACACCAGTTATGTTTATGTTGCATCTACTGGTATTCCAAACTATGAGATAGGTCCATTCCCTGGATCTGCTCTACTTCCAGGTAACCAACGTAAATTAAACAGATTTGCGTTAACTCCTACTACTATTTCGACTAAGACTGATATTGTCCCAGGTCCAATCGGGACATGGGTTAATGGTGTATCTATTTGGTCTTATAAGTCAAAAACAACTAAAACTTTCGGTGCTGTAACTTCCATTAGCATTACTAATGCTGGTAGTGGTTATGATGCTGCTTCTCCTCCTGCAATGACCATTTCTGGAGGTGCAGGATCTGGAGCTGCTGCAACTGTAACGGTTGACGGTGCAATTTCTGCTATTGATGTATCAGCAGGTGGTACTGGTTATACATCTTCACCTCTTGTTTCTATCGTTGGTGGAGGTGGATCAGGTGCTGCTGCAACTGCGATTATAACAAAGGGTGTTGTTTCAAGAGTACTAATCAACTCTGGAGGAAGTGGATATACTTCTCAACCAGAAATCACCATTGTTGGTGGTGGAGGATCTGGTGCTACTGCTACTGCATCTGTTAGAGGTCCAATTAAGACCGTTAATATTACTACTGGTGGTGCATCTTATACCTCTAAACCTTCTGTAACTCTATCCTCTGGTAGTGGTGCTGTTGCTCAGGCAATTGTTAATAACGGAAGAATCATATCTATTGCTATCATTTCTGCTGGTAGTGGATATACTACTGCTCCTGAAGTAAGTATACAGGGTAGTGGATTTGGTGCTGTTGCAAAAGCAACGATTGACGTTGATGGTGAGAATGCTGGTAAAGTTACTGGTATCACTATCACTAACAAAGGTATTGGATATATCCAAGGTACAACAGTAATCAACCTAACTTCTATTGGTATAAATGCTACATTTACACCAAATGTATTTGAGTGGACTTACAACTTACAAGAGACATCTACGTTTGATACAGCAAAGGGTGCTGTATTTGAAGGATATAACGTACAATATGGTGGAGAATACTCTCACCTTTCTAACCCACAAAAATTAAGATATATTTTAGGTGATAACTTATACGAAGATGCATCTGGTGCAATTCTTGAGCAAGATGTACAGTTAACACACTCACCTATTATTGGATGGGCATTTGATGGTAACCCAATATATGGACCTTATGGTTACTCTGACCCAACTAATCAGACTTCTCAAGTTGCAAGATTAAACACATCTTATAGTCTTAAGACAAATCTAGTCTATGATGCTGTTTCAAACCCATATCCTGTAAGAACTGATGGTCCTTTACTAACTGATGAAGCTGCTGGTAAGTTTGTTGAAGACTATCAATATGTATTTGGTAGTGGTGACTTAGACCAGTATAATGGACGTTT